TTATCTCTGTAGACATGGCAGCAGCCAAGGACATATGGCGTGACAAGATACGGCAGTGCCGTACAGAGCCATTGGAAGCCCTCGACACAGCCTTCATGAAAGCCTTGGAAACAGGTGCAGACACCACACAGATTACGGCTGACAAGCAAGCGCTGCGTAATGCACCAACCGATGCTGCTATTGATGCAGCTACAACACCAGAAGAACTAGCAGCGATACAACCTGCTGGCCTGACGGTAGTGTGACTTGGCCAAAGATAGATGACCGCTACCAACTGTGGGGCATAGATTTCAGTTTATCTGAATATAAACCATAATAAGGATGTCTTTAAATGTTAGGCTTTAGTACGTTCTCAGAAACAACTTTAGCGCAGGCTAACGCTTCCAGTGCAGCCAACGGTTTTGCTGGTAGTGTCTCTTCTGTTGTATATATTAGTAGTCTTTTATATGATGCAAAAGCTATACATATACTGCCCAGCGCAGCTTCTTCTATTCAATCTTTTGCTTTCGCTGATGTAGATGCCCAAGCCGTTCTAGCATTAAATAAAGTATTGGCTACTTTACAGGTAAATGCATTATATGATGTAGACGCCAAAGCTAATACAACTCCTGTACCTGTAACGGCTTCTATAGTTGCAGAGGTTTTCGCTGATGTAGAGGCAAGAGCCATTACCTTGCTACCTAGCTCCTCTTCTTCTATTCAAGCTTTTGACTTTTCAGATATAGATGCCAAGGCCAATCTACCTCTCTCTAATGTAGGTGCAACAACACAATTAAATGCATTATACGGCGTTTATCTCACTGCTAATATAACACCTACACCTGTAACGGCTGCGATGTTTGCAGAGGTTTTCGCTGATGTAGATGCTAAAGCTATTACCTTATTACCTAGCTCCTCTTCTTCTATTCAGGCTTCTTCTTTTGCTGACGTAGATGCTAAAGCCGATATATCTTTCTCTAATGTAGGTGCAACAACACAAGTAAATAATTTATATGATGTAGACGCAAAAGCTAACATAACGCCTAGTCCTATTGTTGTAACATTATACGCAACAGACTTTTCAGACGTAGACGCTAAGGCGAATACAAATATAGTTAGTATTACTGCTAATACTTTTACATCTAACATTGACTTTAATGCAGATGCGAATATAACTAACGGTAGTGTTACATCTTCTATAGTTATACAAGAATTAGCAGAAGTAATAGGCCAGGCTAATATTACCCCTACCTCTGTTTCCGCTACCTTTGAGCTAGCCTTAGAAGACCCTTTAGCAGTTAACTTCCCTTATGATCCTGATGTATATGACAGAAGCCGTGTTATCTATCTTGTGTCATATGATACAGCTAGAACATCATACGTAACCCCTACAGATAATATTGTACATATAACAGCGCGGCATATGGATAACACTGTCTATATTAACCCGCAAGATTATACAGTATACCTAACACAACAAAGCGGCAGTAACACCGTATACATTGCAGCATAAGGACTTATTATGTCTTACAAGTGGCCCGACAAAGATAAAGACGAGATTATTGACTATAGCGTAGACTGGTCTCGCTTTCTAGGTTCTGACTTGGTAGCTGCTGCTACTTGGTTCATTAATGATGCAGACGGTGTAAAGACACAAGTATCAAATGCTTCTGTTGTACATGGCCTACAGTTTGTACAAGGAACCATTACTGATGCTGTAGCTACTGCAAGGTTCTCATTGGGTACTAATAATGTAAGATATACCATTTGCTGTAGAATTACTACAAGCGCTGGGCTGCAGTATGAGCGTAGTATCTTCCTGCGTGTTAAGGAGAAATAAGAATGTCATACAATTACCTTACATTGGTTAACGATATTAACCGCAGACTAAACGAAGTTGAACTTACACAGACTAACTTTACTGGTGCTACTGGTTACTATAGCTTTGCTAAAGACTCTATTAACAGTGCTATTAGACATATTCAACAGGAAGCATATGAGTGGCCGTGGAACCATGTAGAGGCTTCAGAAGTATTGAACCCAAACACAGCTAGGTATAGCATCCCATATGATGCCAAGACTGTAAGTATGAATACCTTTCGCATTAAAAGAGATGATGCCCTTAGTGTTGGCACGATCAAACTAAAGGTTCTTGATTATGAAGAATACCTTGACAAGTTTGCTGATAGCGAGTATAACTCTTCCTCAAGTATACCACGTTATGTAGCTAGAACGCCTAGTCGTGAACTTATCTTTTACCCAAAACCAGATCAAGCTTATGAAGTTATTTATGAGTACTTTACAAACGGTTTTGACTTAGAGAAACCTCTAGACGTACCCAACCTCCCAGAGCAATATCGTTATATTATCACTGATGGTGCTATGTACTACGTTTACCAATTCCGTGGAGATACACAATCTGCACAATTGGCTATACAGAAGTTTACACAAGGAATTAAGCAGCTTAGAAGCTTACACATTAACCGCACTGAATACCTGCGAGATACAAGAGTTTATTACTAATGGCAACGCAATGGCAAACATTTCCTATTGAGTTTAAAGGTGGCCTCATCTCTAACCTTAGTGCGTTGCAGCATGGTACTAATGCTATTGGTTCTGCTACAATCTTACAAAACTTTGAAGTTACCAAAGAAGGTGGTTATTCTAAAATTAGAGGTTACGAAAAGTATGACCCTAATATTGTGCCTGGATCTGGCCCTGTCTTAGGTGTTAAAGTAGTTAATGCTGGTGAACTTATTGCAGTACGAAGTGACGGTACAAACAGCAAGATTTATAGAAGCTCTGGCACTGGTTGGACTCTAAAGAGTACTTCTACATTTAACGGAGCTAAAGCACGGTTCGCAGAGTTAAACTTTGGCGCTGGGCATAAGGTTATTATCGTTGATAGCACAAACTCCCCTGCTGTATATGATGACGCTACTGATGCAGTTACGACTGTTACTAATACAGATGTACAAGGTTCTAGCTTTGTAGCTATATTTAAGACTACGACATTTTATGCTAAAGGTACTAATCTATACTTCACTGCTCCATCATCTTATGATGACTTCAGTGCAGCTACTGGTGGTGGTGTAATTAATACAGGACACCAGATCACAGGTCTAGCTGTATTCCGTGACCAACTTATTGTATTTAGCCGCGATTCTATTAAACGCATTACTGGTACAACTGTAGCTGACTTTACATCAAGCCCTATCACAGATCGTATTGGGTGTATTGATGCTGATACCATTCAAGAAGTTGGTGGTGACATTATGTATGTAGCCCCTGATGGTATTAGGTTGTTAAGTGCTACAGATCGTATTGGTGACTTTGGCCTAGATATTTCATCTGATGTAATCGCTAAAGATGCTTTTGGGTTCCTACAATCTACTACCACCTTTAGTAGCCTTGTTTTAAGAGAGAAAGCACAATATCGTATCTTTGGTTATGTAGCCTCTGAACAGAAAGCTGCTGCTAAGGGTCTTATTGCTACAAAGACTATCTCCCAAGGTGGTGCTGGTATGCAATGGTCTACTTCAAAGGGTATTAAAGCATATTGCACTGACAGTAAGTATACCGCCGGGTATGACGAAACTACAGTCTTTGCTAATGAGGATGGCTACGTCTACGAGCTAGACACTGGTAGCAGCTTTGATGGCGGTATTATTGAGGCTATCTATGAATCTCCTTACATGCCTATCTCTGACCCACAGATCCGTAAAACATTTTACAGAATGTCTTTATATGTAGACCCTTTAGGTGATATGTCTTTAGATGTTAACCTCAAATACGACTTTGGTACAGCTTCAGACACAGGTGTTATACAACCTGCTACATTTAATGTATCAAGCACTGGCGACTCTGTAGTTATCTTTGGTGCTACAGGTTCTATATTTGGGACTTCTACCTTTGGTGGAGATTTAGACAAAGTATATAACAACAATATTATTGGCTCAGGTAAAACCATAGCTATTCGTATAGAAGATGGTTCTACCAACCCCTCATTTACTCTGGATACAATACTCCTAGAGTTTGCACAAAACGACAGACAGTAAGGACGCAACACATGGCTGGTTACACACGTACAGATACAGCAAACGAAATTGCCAATGGTAACGTAGTTGATGCAGACCTCTTCGATGCAGAGTATAATGCAATTGAAGGGGCGTTTAACGCTACCACAGGCCACTCTCATGATGGTACTGCTGCTGAAGGTTCTCCCATCACTAAGGTAGGCCCAGCGCAAGATCTTATTATATCTGCTGCTAAGGTAGAAGCTAAGACAAGTGCTACACTTGATCTAGGCTCTAGTGCTGTGCGATTTAAAGATGCGTACCTGTCAGGGGATCTTGATGTTGACGGTACTCTTGATGTAGCTTCTAACGTAGCAATTGGTGGTAACCTTACTGTTACAGGTGCAGCTACAATCAACGGCAACCTCACATTTGGTGATTCTGCTGCAGACAGTGTGGCATTTGGTGCTGACATTAATAGTAGCATTATCCCTAACTTAGATAATACGTATGACTTGGGTAGTACCACAAAAGAATGGAGAAACCTCTATATTGATGGGACTGCTAATGTTGACACTCTTTTAGCTCTTACTATTACAGCCCCTGCAATTAATGCTACTACATTTACGGGTAACTTGATTGGTGGTACAGCAGGAACACATACTGGTTCTGTAACTGGTAATACTACTGGAGTACACACGGGTAATGTTACAGGTAGTGTTACTGGTAATACTGCGGGGACACATACAGGTGCTGTTGTAGGTAATGTAACGGGCAATGTAACGGGCAATACTTCAGGAGTACACACAGGTAGCGTAACAGGTAGTGTTACTGGTAATACTGCAGGAGTACATACAGGCGCTGTTGTAGGTAATGCATCTACTGCAACTAAGTTAGCTACTGCTCGTACTATCGACATCACAGGTGATATCACAGCAAC